GGTCTGCTCCAGTAGCCCGGTCGCCGCCTTAGTGAGCGCGATGGTGGTTGGCAGCAGCGATTGCCCGAACTGAATCTGCAGCTCCTGCCCCGCAATCTGCAGGTTGCGGAACTGTTGCGCCGGGCCCTTCATCGCCTCGGCCAGCTTGAGGGCGCCGTCGCGTTCAATCCGCCCTAAGGCTGTCAACACGATGTCGCCGGTGATCTTGCCTTCCTTCGCCAGCTCGCGGATCTGGCCGATCGGCACACCCATCACCTGAGCGATGCTCTGCACCACTGCCGGGGTCTGCTCAAAGACGCTGTTCAGCTCTTCGCCGCGCAGGACGCCAGTGCCCAGCGCCTGGCTCAGCTGCAGGAACGCCGCGCTTGCCTCAGTTGAGGTGGTGCCGCTCAGCTTGGCCGCCGTGTTGAAGCCGTTGTAGACGGTGCTGACTTCCTCCAGCGTCAGCCCGATTGGCCGCAGCCTGGCGTAGATCTGCGCGAACTCTTGGTTGGCCTGCGTCTGCGCAGTGCCGAACTTTTGCGCAGCAGCAGTGGCGGCGGCTTGTACCCTGCTGTAATCGTCGAGCCCCTGCGACAGCGACCTCAACCGCCGCTCTGATTCTTCACTCGCCACCACGGCGCCCAGCGATCCGCCAATGGCCCTGCCAGCGCCGATGGTAGCCAGGCTGCTGGCGAGGCCTGCCGCCAACCTGCGGCCCATCGAATCACCAGCTGCGGTGGCGGTGGTGTCGAGCCCCCGCAGCCTCCCTTCGAGTTTCTGGATCTCGGCGCCGTACCGCTGAAACTCGCGGCTGCCGATCTTGGCCTGCTCCTGCAGCCCGCGGAATGCGCCGATGCTGCTGCGGATGCCGGCGATCGTGTTGTCGTTGGCGCGGGCGAACTGAAACGTGGCCGCCCGCAAGGTGCTGATTTCGCGTGCCGTGGTCTGGCTGTTCTTGCCCAGATCCTGCAGCGACTTCTTCACCCGGTCGATATTCCCGCCGCCCTTCACCTCGGCTGAGAGCCGGATGGCGGTATCCAGGCTCATCCGGGCCATGCTCTATTCGGCTGCCATTCCTGAGATCAGCCTACGGATCAGCCCTCATCACCCCCAAGAACTCCCGCTCCACCAACCGCAGATCCTCCAGCAGCCACAGCCGATCGCTGCGCTTCACGCCCTCATCCTTGGCCCACAGGAAGAACACCTGATAGTCCAGCCCCACAGGGCCATTCATCCCCATCCGCCACTGGGTCTGCAGCTTCATAAACCACCCGATCGCCTCGACGTTCTCTGCCAGCAGGCCGAACGTCTCCGGTCGCTGCTCTGCCTCAGGCACCGCCAGGCCGAACACCGCTGCAGCATCAGCCGCATCCTTGCCATCGTCGGCTGGGTCGCCCTTCGCGGCAGCGGCGAGGAACCGCGCCGCGTCTATGAGTTTTTTGCGCGGAATCCTCCGGCCTTCGCGGCGGCCTTCTCAGAGGGCTGGCCCAGGCTTTCAAGCCAGGCCTTGAAGATCGCAGCACTGGCGCCCTGCACCCGGTAGAGCTGGGCCTTGGTGGCGTCGCTAAACTCGATCGGCTCACCATCCTCGCCCACCACCTCATCACCCCAGCCGCAGAGCACCTCATCAGCCAGGTCCTGATAGGTGCAGGGCAGCGGATCACTCAGCGAGGCCTCTTCATCCTTGGCGTAGCCCTGCAGCGCCTCGATGCGCTTGCGCATCGCCACCAACATCTGATTGTGCTGATCCTGCAGCGCCTGCGCGTCCTGCTCATCGAGCACGCTGAAATGAGCGGTGAACTTGTAGGGCTTCTTGACTCCACCTTTGGCCGGCAGGTCAACACTCACCGGCCATTCGATGTGGTCGGGCTGAAACAGGTGGAACATGGCGAATCAGAAGAAGATCAGGCGGGTTTCGTCGTTCTGCGTCTTGGGCAGCGCAGTAAACGGGATCTGCAACATGTCGATTCCATCGGAATCGCTGAACGACAGATCGCCGCTGATCGCAGCCTTCGGGCAGAAGAAGATGGAGCTTTCCGTTGCTACCGTACCCTGCTGCACCACGAACGGGCCATCGCTGGCGCCGCTGTTGTCAGCAGCAGCAGAGAAGTAATCCTTGGTCGCAACCGGCGGATTCTCAATCGTCAGCGTTCCATTGGGGTTCGGGCGATCGGTGATACGGGCGTTAGGCTCGCAGTTGATCAGCGAACGGAACGAGGTAGTGAGGCCCCAGTCGAAGGTGAAGCCCTCAGTGCAGGGCCCGTAGCCCTGGAACCGCAGCGCCTTGGTGTGGCGCGAGGTGACGGGCACCGGCTCGGCCTGGTTGCCGTAGGTGAAGCTCTCAGAGCTCTTGGCGGTTGGGGTGACGTATTTGCCGATGCCGGTGATCGTGAACGTGCCGTAGCTGTTCAGCGGTGAGTTGAGCGCCGGGGAGCCGCGGAAGCCTTCGATGCGGTGCACGTTCTGATCTTTCACCGCCACCAGCGTGCAGCTGCTGCCATTGCCGAAGGTGCTGATCGGTTGGTAGAGCGACAGCGCGGGAATCTTGTAGGCGCTGGTGGCGCCAGCAGTGAAAGCGGCGGTAGAGGGAACTACCGTCACCACGCGGGTGGCGCCATCGTGCGCAACAATCACGCCCTTGTTGCCAGCGCCAACGCCTGAGACAATCTCAATCGGGAAACCCACGTAGGCGTCAGTCACCGAGTTGGCGCCGCCACTGGTTGCCAGAGTCAGTGTGTTGGCGCCGCCTGCAGTGGCCGTGCCGGTGATCTCGGCCGATGCGGCCAGATTCATGCCGGCCGCCAGCAGCAGCGGAGAGAACCGGGGTGCGGTGGCAGCGACGCCGGAGCCGCCCCACTCGAATGTCACCGTGACGGCGACGTGCTCATTGGTGAGCGGCTGGCGGTCGGCGCCGAGGAAGCCCTTGATCAGGTTGCGCTCGACCCGTGTGCCGGTCAGCGGGTTCACCTCCAGCGAGGTGATCTTCACTGCATCAGTGGCGCCGATCGCGCTGGCCAGGGTGCCGTAAGCGGTTTCCGTCTTGGCCAGCAAGAACGAATTACGGATCAGGAGAGCAGTCATCAGTCCTTGGCCTTGCTGGGTTGGGCGGGCTTGGTGGGCTCAGGCGGCTTGGGCGGCTGGTAGTCAGCAGCAGACACCATCTGGCCGCTGGGGAGCATCACGTACTCACCAGACTCGCCGTGGTGCTCGAATTGTTCCGCCATGGATGGGGGCTGAGCGTCCTAACCTCAGGCTACGGAGTCAGGGCAACTGATCGATCGCATCGTCTCGGGTCCGGTAACGAATCAGGAACCGGTGCTGCATCCACCCGGCGGAGCCGTCCGCCTGCTCATACTCAGGCCGGAACCCATCGGGCTGCACGTCATGGGCTAGGCCGCCCATCGTGCGATCGGCCATCATTCTGCTGTGCACGTCCACGCCGATAGGATCCGCCAGCTGGTCGGGCACGTCGCCGCGCACGTAGATCTCGACCAGCACCGGCAGCGCCTGATCCAGGCGCCCCAGGCTGGCGCCGATGGTGCGTGGTGCGTTGACCGGATTATCTTCACCAGGGCTGATCGTGATCGCTGGCGCCTCGGACTTGGAGTACGCCTGCGCACGGCTGCGGTAGATCCGCTGCCCCACCTGCACCGTGCCAGGAAGGGTGACGGTCTTAATCCGTTCGAGGATCTGTTCGCGGATACTTGCCATGGCCTCAGGCTAAAAAGGCTGCACCAGATCGAACACCAGCCAAGCGCAGACGACCCCGACGCCCAGCGCCACTGGTAGGGGCGCGGCACTCAACAGCCAGACCAGCAGGCCGGCCACCAGTGCAACGGCGGCGGTGAAGCGGATCAGGTAGGGCATGGGGTGGGCTCCAGCAGCACCGCAACGGCAACGCTGGCCGGGGGCATCATCGCGGCGATCATTGCGACATTACGGGTCATGGGATAACAGCTCCGAATGTGTTGATTAGGCCGGTCACGCGGGCGTCAAGTAGGGCGAGGTCTAGGGATTCGCCTATGCTGTAGAAGGCGAGGCGGGATGCTGACCTAGCGCTCGCAGCAGTATCCGAACCAAACACGCCAACATTTAGGCCCGTAGGAGTCTGCGAGACCCGCGAGTAAGTGGTGCTTGTGCCGCCGGTGCGGCCGATAAATGTCGAAGAACTGCTGCGACTGGCCCCCGTAAGGCCGGATGCAGGAGTCCCGATAACATAGCTGGTGTTGTTGTTTCGGCTTCTAAAAAACGTAGAGCTACTAGGAGTCTCATATCCTAAATTGTTCGCGCCTGAACTAAACTGCCCGGCACCCATCAAGTATGCCGTGGATGCCGCAAAACTGGTGGCATAAAACGACAAGTGGTAGTTGTCTTGCGGGTCAGCGTTGTCGGCCCTGTTGCTATTCAAATACTTCGTACTTCCATTCCCCACCAACCCCGTCTTGCGGTTGTAGTCTTCAGACACAAAATTGAAATTCGTCGGCGCAGCCCCCACCAACGGCACCAACGCACCGGCCAGCGTACGGGCGCCGGCCATGATGCAACTCGCCTTGATAGCGTTCCAGATGCCGTCAGCCTTGCAGCCCACCACAAACGCATTGATCGCATCCTTCACGCCAGTCTCTAGCGCCTGTCCGTCTGCGACTTCCACGGCGGAGATATAGACAGCGGCGTCAGAGTCGTAACTGGTCAGGCTCCCCAAAAACCCCGGATCCATCAGCCCAAGATTCATCATGCCAACCCCTCCACAAACTCAGTCGGCAGGTCATGCGCCGTGGCCAGCATCTGAATCCCCTGCACCATCTCAGGCGCCACCAACCCCAGAGCCTTAGCCGACTGCCAGGCCGCCAGGAACACTCGCGAATCGCCATCCGCCGCCTTGCCCAGCCCCACGCCCAAGCCCAGCTCCAGCCGTGGTGATGCGGCACGGGCAGCAGCCAGCAGGGCGTCAACATCAGACGGCAGCGCTGCCCAGAACTCGATCCAGCGCGGCGGATGCGTGGCCCTGTAGTACGCCTCCTGCTCCTCGGGCGTCAGCTCCACCACCTCCCACTGCTGCAGCCACTGGCCGCCGTCCTCGGCGGGCTCCACCTCCTCCACCTTCTCCGCTGCCGGGTCGTATTCCGGCTGCGCCTGGGGCAGCACCCGGTAGCAGCCGAAATGGGCCAGCTCGGCGTCACTGGGCGCCGGGGAGAATGACCGGGTGGGTTCATCCACCCTGAGCTGCCCGAGCGAGTAGTGCCACCGGAGCGGGTTCAGTCGGACGAGATCGCTCATGGCTGGATTGCGATGGCCGCCACAACGTCAGCGTTGGTGGTGCCGTGGCACTCGATAGTGAGCCGGGCGACCTTGTTCGCCGGGATTGAGGCGGGCTTGGCCGAGACGAACACCCAATCCATGGGGAAGGTCAGCGCGCGCGAGCTGGCGCCGGCGATCAACCGGAGGCCCGTGCTGCGACCGTTCGCCAGGTTCGATGTCGTCAGCTCCAGTGAGCCGGTAAGCGTGATCGTCGCCACCTGCCCATCGCGCACCGCCAGGTCCAGATCGACCGTGCTGGCGTAGGTGATCGTGCCGAAACCCGTGGCCGGCGCCAAGCCCGCCGTAGCAGCTCCGCCGAATATCGCTGTGAGGTTGAGCGCTTCCATCAGATCGTCCCCGCAACGACGGCAACCGATGGAGTGCCGCCGCTTGCACTTACCAGCCTGGCGCGCACAAATTGGACTGGAGCGAATAAAGCGTAGCCGTACACTCCGTTTGCGGTGATCGTAAAATCTGCGCTTCCTGTAGCCAGGTTGAAGTATCCAACACCGTCGAGGCTTCCCTCGTATCGCATCACCACATTGGTGCCGATGCCGGTTACCGTCACCTGGAATGACGTGTTGACACCAGTCGATTGCTGAGCCGCCGTGACACCGGGAGCGGTCAGCGTGCCCAGGCTGGCGAGATTAAATCCTGCTGACGCACCGAGAGTCATAGATAGCCTGCCGTCTCTCTCAGCCTATGGACGCCCAGCAGGCCGGCCACCAGTGCGACGGCAGCGGTAAAACGGATCAGGTAGGGCATGGGGTGGGCTCCAGCAGCACTGCGACGGCAACGCTGGCCGGGGCCATCATCGCGGCGATCATTGCGACATCACAGGTCATGGGATAACAGCTCCGAACGTGTTGATTAGCGTGCTGACGCGGGCATCCAGCAGGGTGAGGTCTAGGGATTCGCCGATGGAGTAGAAGGAGAGTCGGGCGTCTGTCAACTCACTGCCAATCGTGGCGGGGGATGTAGAGTATAAAAAGAGGTCTGCATTTATCCTGCCGTCCGAATTTCTGGGGTAAGTAGTAGTCCCACCATTTCTGCGATACGTAAAGGAGCTTGAAGAAGCTCTATTTATGCCAACTAAGTTCGGAACGCTCCAAATGTTGTCTGTGCCTACAGGTGAAGACGGAGTGTTGCAAGAGTGCCGAATGACCCAAACGGAACTGTTGGCAGCCAAGTGTGTTGCACCTACCCCACCCGCTCCACTCCCCGCACCGAAAATAAAGTTGATGCTCGCATTATTGGGGGCCGCTGTCACCCAAGCGGCGATGTGTTGACTGTCTTGTGGATCGTCCTGCCTGTTCCTATTACTGTTCAGGTACTTCGTGTTGCCATCCCCAATTAACCCCGTCTTCCTATTGTAATCCCCCGCTACGAAATTAAAATTAGTCGGCGCAGTCCCCACCAGCGGCACCAACGCGCCGGCCAGCGTACGGGCGCCGGCCATGATGCAACTCGCCTTGATAGCGTTCCAGATGCCGTCAGCCTTGCAGCCCACCACAAACGCATTGATCGCATCCTTCACGCCAACTTCCAGCGTCTGAGCATCAGCAGCCTCCACGGCAGTGATGTACGCCTGCGCGTCAGGGTCGTAAGCGGGGGCGAATCGGCCCGTCCCAACCCAGATAATTGCCATCAGTCCACCCTCTCCCAGATCAGCGATTCCTGTTCAGGCGTCGCGGGATCATCCGGCAGGAACTGCCCATCTTCGCCACGGGCTTGCGTCACCACCCACAGATCGCCGGCAGCGTCCACCCACTCCTGACCCACGCTTGCGGCAGCAGGCCGCAGTGAGCCGCCCAGTGCCGCCACGAATCCATCGGGCAGGTGTAGGGCTATCGCCAGCCCGCGAACCTCCTGCAGCAGCTCGGCGGACACCAGCCCCAGCCGGCGTAGGCCCAGCCAGGCTGCCCGAAAATCGTCCACGTCACCGCCACCGGCAGCGGCCAGCAGGGTGGCAGGCAGGCTGAGCGCTGCAGCCGGGGCTGTGCTCACCCCGCCGCCCAGCAACGCATTGATAGCGGGGTGGCTCAGCAGAGTGCGCTTAAACGTCCTCCAGTCAGCAATTGGCGCCGGCTCCGGGATGTCCACCACGCTCCAGCCCCAGCGCCATTCGCCAGCCTCCAGGTCCACCGTGCGGGTCTGGCTGGCCTGCTGGTCAGGGAGGATCTCAGGGGGAGCCTCGCGCACCACACGGAGCACTGCGTAGCGGGGGTCGAGCTGCTCGACCGGTTGATCATCCGCTCTGGGGTAATTCCGAACCTGAGCGGTCTGGGTGTCGAACAGGACAAGGTTTCTCATCAGACCCTCCGCACGAACAGCGAAACCTTGAGGCCCGCACCGGCCACCGTTGAGCCGATCTGGTCAATATCGATGCTGATCTCGGCGTCGTCCGCCAGGCTGGAATCCGTGATCGTTGCGGCGCTGGCCGCGGTGGTGCTGCTGAACTCGGTGGCGTCGATGCTGAGTTTCGTGCCCAGCACGCTGGCGCCTGCCTCGTTCACGTCCACGATCAGCGTGCTGCCGGTCGGCGCTGTGTTCACATTGGCCCGCACCGCCAGCAGCGTGGCGGCAAACGGCATCCTGAATCTCACCCGGTTGGTGCCGGTGGTGAGTGCCGTGGACTCATCGCCCACCGGGATCACGATTACATCGGAATCGCGCTGATGCTGGTGGTTCCCCAAGGCGTAGTCCGTGCCGCTACCGATCGCTGCAGTAGCCGCCAGCGGCTGCGGGGCGGCATTGGTCGGGGCGGGAATCAACGGCAACCCCGACAGATCGCCATAGGCCCCCGTGAAGCCCACCCGGGCCATCGCCGCGCCGGTGTTCACCAGGATGGTCCCGGTGTTGACGTTCACCCTCACTACGCTGCCGACCTGCTGCACCTCGCCAGATGCCGGGATCGTCGCCACCATGGCGCCACCAGCGCCGACATAGAGCTGATCGCCCAGCTGATAACTGTTGGAATTGAACGGCCTTAGCTCGCCCAGGATCACGGCATCGCCATCGCCGTTCTGGGCCAAGGTGGTCTCCATCACGCCGATCGCTGGCATTTTGAGCGGATCGGTCGGGTCGCAGGCCGCCACCGTGATCCGATCGGTGTTGCCCACGCTGCCGGTCGCATAGACCGCTGTGCCTGCTGTTAGCTCACCGCCGCTGGTGTTTTTGACGTGAACGTAAAAGTTCCCGGCAATGCTGCCGTGGATGTGCGGGATGACGACCGGCGCCGTGCCGGTGATCGTGAGGCCGGCAAAGGTGGGAGAATCGGTGGTGGCCAGGCCTAGTGCCGTACGGGCCGCAGAGGCATTAGCTAGCGCCAGATTCGCAATCGCCTGGGTGCTGGCGTCCACCGTGGTGCCGGCCTGATCCATCGGCACCCGCTCGGTTCCATCGAGCGGGGTCGTGGCGTTCGGCAGTCCTGTAATCGTGGTTTCAGCCATGCCTACAGAATACGGAGTTGCTTGTTATCCAGAGTCGTGATCCGCAGGCCGCTCAGCGTCGCCAGGGAGGTGACGACCTCCTGCACTAGCTCCAGCACCATCACGCAGAACCGGCCATCAGCCTGCCGCAACGGCTCATGCTGCAGCTTGTACGTCAGGCCTTCGTGCTGCACTTGGTCGCCATACTGCAAACCGCCGAACTGATCGGTCCTGACGGTCAGCGCATAGTCCACCGTCACCACGTTGTCATTCATAATGATCTGGCTGGCGCGGTCCATAAACCCCAAACCAACAACGGCCCCAGCAGTGACGCTGGAGCCGAAGTCAGCCAGTAGGAAATCATCGGGGATTTCCTGGATCATGGTCAGACCGCGTAACGGGCGCCGCCGACTGCCACACAGCTCACGGCAGCCGAGTAGGAGGATGCCAGGCCGGAGAAGGAGATGCGCAGGAAGGGGCGCAGTTCCTCGCGGGCAACCGCCACTTTCTGGGTGCTGGCAGCAGCGGTCAGCTGAGCGAACGCGCCGTTGGGCACGTCGTCATAAGTGCCGCCGACGGTCAGCGAGTGCTGCAGCTTGGCGTTGATGGTTCCCGTCGAACTGGTGCCGGCGCTCAGGATGAACAGGGCGTCACCATCGATGCCCGACAGATCAACGCCGGTGGTGTCGCTGTTGGAGCTGAGGGTCGCGGGAGTGCGGATGCTGAAGGCCTGGAGCTGCTCCAGGTTGCGTTGCTGAATGGCCATGGATCAATCCTCCGGGGTGGGGGTGGGGTCAGGGGTGGAAGTTTTTGCAGAGCGCCGCGGCTTGGGTGGACAGGCCGGGGCGGGCTCAAGTTCGGGCTCTGGCTCGGGCTCTGGCGCAATCGACGCCATGCCCAGCGCCAGCAGCTCGTTAGCTGGGCCTTGAGGAAGGTCAGCCACCTCACCCATGGCGAGGTGGCGACCGTCTGCTCTGCAGTTCGAGAGAATCTGCAGCCTCATAATCAGGTGCCCAGAGCGAACGACTGAGCGCGACGCACTGCTACGTCGAAGTCCTGATGCACGGTCAGGATCACCTGGCCGCTGGCGCTCTGGGTGTAGGGGTCAACCACCACATCCAGGCCGCTCCACATGCCCACCACGCAATCGGCGAAGTTGCCGAACAGAACATCGTTCTGCTGCATCTGGTTGGACACGGTGAACTGGTAACCGTTCACAGTGCCGGCATCGGTCATTATGTAGTCAGAGCCAGCCGAGGATGCCCTCAGGGTCTGCTTCAGGGCGCCGCGCACCACGCTGTTGCCGATGTAGCGCATTGAGCCGGCGTCGAGGTTGTCGATCGCCAGTTCGGTTTCCAGGTCCACGTAGTCGCCCCAGTCACCGCAGTTCAGGGCAGAGCCACCGCCGAGGCTGGCGGGGAAGTCCTTAGCAGTGCCACCAGCGAAGGTCACCGAGCCAATGCCGGTGGTGTTGATGATGCCCAGCGGCTGGCCGTTGGAGCCGGTGCCGTAGCCGATGGTGTAGTCCATGCCCAAGGCCACGGACTCGGCCATGTCGATCCGCACCAGGTTCTCCACGTCGGGGGAGCTCTGGATCATCATCCGGCGGCTGATCGGCACGCGAACGCCGATGGTCCGGGGGATCATGTTCACCAGGCCGAAGGTGAGCTTGCTGTTGGCAACCTCAGCGTTCTCGCCGACAAAGTAATACTGGCTGGAGCTGAGCTTTTTGGGGATCTCAACGTTGCCCTCCAGGCCGGAGAGCATGGTGAGGCCGCTGTTCAGGAAGGCGGAACGATTTCTAATGAGATCTATGAACTGCGCATCGAGCCGATCGGTGCCGACCAGTGCGCCGCCATCGCCGAAGGTGCCGACCACCTGGCCGGGGGTCTCAGCAGCGCGGCTGGAGCCCAGCACTTCCCAGGGGATCAGCACGCCGTTGGCGCTGCGGCTGTGCTTGGCCTGGGCGGCACGGGCCACCTCCAGCTCAAAGCCGGCGGCCTCAGCAGTGCGAGGGTTGGGGTCGGCCAGGTACTGAGCGACGCGCAGGAAGCTGTAGCGCTTCACCTCACGCTTGCTCAGGCCCAGCTCAGCGCCGCCGGCATCGTGCACGCGGCCCTCAAAGGAAACCTTGCGCATGCCGATCTGTTCCATCACCACCGCACGGGCGGCATCGATAGAGGCGTCGTCGTTGATGAGTTTCTCGGCCAGCTCGGAAAGCTGGAACTGGTCGCACATTGATTTGATGGACGCGACGCGCTCACGCTCAGCAATGCGAGCGGATTGCGCCACCTCCTCCACGTTGATCGTTTCAGTGGTCATGAGAGTCTGAACAGGGGTGTCAGTCCGCTCGGCGGCCTGTGCTGTCAGGCTATGGAGGGCCTTGCTAACGGCAGACTTGACCAACTCGGGGTCAATCGTCACGGTCGGCTCTGCCGGTGCGGAGGGCTCCGGGGTGGGCTCAGCAGTAGGCTCAGGCTCAGCCGCCGGCTCATCCATGGCGCGGCCCAGGCCTACGGTCTGATCGGCGGGAACGCTGACACTGGAGACCTCCAGCACGTTCCATTCGGTCACGTAAAAACCGTCGGCGCGTTCGTCGATCTTGTTGATTTCGTACGCGAACGAGACGTTGCGCACGATGCCAGCTTCCACATCCTGCCGGCGCTTGTATTCCTCGCTGCCCTTCTCCAGGGTGTTGGGCGACCAGCGAACGGTGGAGTAGAGCCGGCGATCGTCGCCGAGCCAGGCCTTTTCCGCGACGCCCAGCACCACGTCCCGGTTGTGGTTCCACAGATAGACGCCGCCGTCGTTCATCCGGCCCAGGTCTACGGATCCTTCCTCGTGCACCAGGATCTCGCGGCCAAACCAGCGGTCGACGGGAGCCTCAGAGCTGAAGCTGAAGGTGAGAGTTTCGTCGGTCTTTTCTTCGACGCGGAGACCCATCGGCAGCTCTCGCCGCTGAGGGCCTTTGAGTTTCGTGAGATCCAAAGCCGGATAGTCGCTGGCCTCAGGCTACGAACGGCCTACGCCGCCAGCCCCAGCGGGAGCTGCCCCACCACGGCGGCGGGGCAGTGCTTGCGGATCTTGGCCCAGCGAGCATCCGTGAACCATTCCTGCTGCCGATACCAGTCTTCGATGGGTGAGTTGTGCTTGCTGGAGTTGCAGGTGGAGCACGCCGGGATGATGTTTTCGGCCTCATCTAGGCCGCCCTTGGTGAGTGCTAGCACATGCTCGACAGTAAGGCGTTCAATCCCGTGGTTGCGCGGATCCGTGGCGGGCACACCACAAAATGCACAGCGGTCCTGCCATAGAGCGAACCGGGCGTCGATCTGATGAAGGGTGACCGGACGCAAGGCGCGGCGACGGGCGGAGCGTTTCCAGTCGCGGCGGCGGCGGGCCCTTTCGCGGTTTTTTCCGGGGTTTGCGGCATCCCAGCGGCGGCGGCTTTTAGTCGCCTTATCAGGATTCGCCTGTCTGTATGTGCGGGCGTGCTCAATCACTTTATCTGCATTCTCTATTTGCCATCGGCGTGCGCGGGGCCGGATTTTGTCACGATTGGCAGTATGCCAGCGACGAGAGTATTCGCGAAACTCAAGAAGCTTGTCAGGGTTCCGCTCGTAGAAACGTCTTTGACTCTCGCGCTGTTTTTCCGCGACAGCCGGAATGAGCCTTCTTGCGACAGACGTGTCTGAAAACCCCAGCACCCGCCCAATCTCCCTGTAGCTCACCCCACATGCCGCCGCCACTTCCGCGAGGATCTGATCCTGTGCTGTCCACGGCCTTGGCTTGCGCCGGCCGTTTTGCGATACTGATGCCATCAGCCTGTCCGTTCAGGTTGGTCACGCCTCGGGCTGGTGACACAGCGCCGGGGCACACCTATCCTAGCGCTGAGCTTCCGGTTCTGCAGCCGCTATGGCCGCCGGGGTTGGAGCTCCTCGTCTTCGTCGTCCGGCTCGTCCGGCTCGGGTTCTGCCGGTGCCTCGACTTCCTCCACGGTGGGCATCAGGCCCAGCGACTCCTTCAGCTGGTTTTCGCGGGCGATCTGCGCGAGCACCATTTCCAGCTGCTCGCCCGTGTACTCAGCTATTTGCTCACTGTGAGATTGCAACATTAATTGGCGAGCAAGTTCTAACGCCTTCATCTCTTTTTGTGGATCAACCCACGAATAACTTCTAGCCTGCCATCTTGGGGCGTTGTATCTCTCCGGTTTCGTCCAGTAATCGTTGAACGCAGGCGAAGGTAATTCACCCGCCAGCATCGCAGCCCGTAGCCATTCCTCAAAGACACGTTGGTGCAGGTGCTGAATCAGCACCGATTGAACAACTCGCCAGTGATCGCGATCTTCAAGGATTGATAGCCGGCTGCTGCTGTAGTTGGTCTGGCTGAAGTCGCGGCTCAGGGTCTCATACGAACACCCGAACCCAGCAGCAAACCGCCGGGTGAGATTCCTCACCACATTGTCATATTGACCATCATCCGGCCCGAAGTCTGGCGCCACCGGCTCCTGGCCAGGGTCAAGGATGTTCCAGCTACCGGGCTCAGTGTTGAACAGCTGCTGTCCGTTCTGGACCTCATCACCCTGCAGCTCACCGTCTGGGGTGCGGATCCATCCGAGGCTGGCTGCCTGAACTCTTTTTCGGGTCCAATGAGCTTCCTCGTATTTTCCGAGATTGTGGACCGTCGTGATCACACTGGCCAACCACGGCACGCCACGGTTCTGCCCGATCCGCTCCGGCAGGAACACATGGATCATGTCCGCCGCCGGCACTAGGACGTGCTTCCGCTCTACGCCACGGCGGTTCAGGCCCAGCTCCACATCGCCAGGGTGGCGGGTCAGGATGGCGTACCGGGTCGGGCGGCCCCATTGGTTGATCTCGACACCCAGCCGCCATTCGTGGCCGGCGCGATCTGAAACACCAGACTTGTCCTCATCGAGCTGGTGCGCCTCGATCAGCTCCAGCGCCAGCGGGGTGCGGCCCTGCCCCATCGGCTGCCGCACGATCCTGATCAGGCATTCGCCCGACTCCGGCAGGCTGCCGGCCACCATCATCTCGAAGCCGTGAAACGACAGCCGGCCCGCCACGTCGCAAGTGTCTGGCCGGCACCAGCGGCGCCATGCTTCCTCCAGCAGCCGATTCCGGCGCACGTCCTTTTCCGTGCCGTTCGCCTTCATCACCTGCCCCTGCATCTGGATCCCACGAGGCCCCACCACGTTGATCTGCGTGGTCCGCTTGGCTTGGCGGGCGTAGGGGTTGTCCCTGACCAGCTGATGGCAGCGGTCGCGCAGCACCGCCAGGCTGACGCGCAGCTCGGCATCAGCGGAGGTGGTAGGCGCCACCAGGTCGTGGAGCAGCCGGTTGCGCCGGGCCCCCTCGAACATCCGCTGGCCCTGCTGCCGGCCGTGGCGAGTGGTCAGGATCTGCCGCTGCAGCCAGGATCGAACACCCATCAGCTCACCCCCTGAAACCGCACATAGAGCCGGCGCGGATCGCCGAGGCCCTGCGCGATCATCTCGGCGCGTTTTTCGCGGGCGACCTCGGCCTTGAGGCGGTCGCGCCACATGATTAGATCGGGCAGGTCCACCCGGCGAACTTTCCTGCCGCCGGAGCCTAAAGAGCCGATCTGATACTCAACCGCACCCGTGGCCAAGGCGCGGATCGCCTCTTCAACCGCCTCTAGGTCTTTCTGCGCCTGGCTGCGATCATCGAACGCGCCCGGGGTGCCACTGAAGGCCAGGCTCTTGCGGACGGTCAGGCTGCCGCGGCCAGTAGTGAGCGGTGCGCCGTTGACGGTGCTGACAATCTGCAGCTCCCAGCTGCCGGCTGCCATGGTGGCCGTCGTGGCGGCGCTCAGCTCCACCTTCCAGCCGTCGTCAGTGTCGGTGGCCACTGCCTCGATACCGGCGCCAGCTGCTGCAGCGCGAAACCACACGCGAACGGCAGTGGCGTCGGGGTGGACGCGCAGCTCAATCCAGCTGGTCAGATCACCTTGGTAGAGCTCGGCCGGCTGGGTCATATCACTTTGAATGATCGTGCCCGGCGCGGGGTGGGCTGCTGGTCTAAGGCTACTGACGCCGCCAGATCCCTTGCTGCCTGCAGCTGCGCGGCCAGCTTCTCCCACATGCTCGCCTTCGCATAGCGCCTCGACGCCAGCTGCAGCGCCGCATAGGCGTACACCATGCAATCCAGCGCCTCATTCCGTGCGCTCGGACTCTTGACCCATTCGCGCACCGGGAATCCCTTCACGTAGCGCAGCTGCTGCTTTTCGCTGGTCACTTGGCTGCACCATTCGTCATCACCCGATAAGCCGAAGTGCACATAGCCAGGCCCTGGCTTGTTGTGCCGCAGCCGGCCAAACAGCGTGGTCTTCACCGTGTCGGTGCCCACTTGATACAGCACCACGCCGCGCTTGATTGTCTTGCCCTTCCAGTTCACATCCTGCGGCGTCCCCTTGTTGACGGGCTGCTGACTGCGGCGGCTGCTGCCCTTGATCGCCACCACGTATCGATCTCGCCGCTCCCTGGCGTACTGGTACACCTCATGGGTTGCGTGGCCGCCTGAGTCGATCGCCACTTGCGCCAGCCTGAGCTCTCCGCCACCCTCCACAGGCCAGGTAGTGTCCAGCACGGCATCGAGCTGATCCCATACCTCGGACTGCGTAGGGTCGCCCATGATCTCTTGGTGCCACACCAGCCACGCCTCTTCACCGGCGCCCCAGCCCCACACGCTCACCGCTAAACGGTTGTCCTGTACGTCCACGCCAGCAGTCAGCAGCAACACGCCAGCAGGGCAGTGCCCCGGTGGGTATTCCTCGCGGCGTGCAGCCAGCCCTGTGGCGCTCAGAGCAGCGGCGTAGTCATCCTCGAATGTCTCTCCCAGCAGCGTGTTGACGAAGGTCTGCAGCTGCGTGCGGTCGCTCTTCACCTCCAAGAACTCCTGAACCAGCTGGGCCCAGCTGGCGTTCGGGCTGTAGCTGTAGGCCGCCCAGATATGGAATCCCGCCAGCCCAGGCCGCTTGCTTTCCGCTGTGGCCCGCCACTCACCCCGCTCCACCATCCACCGCTTCTTGCTGTGCAGGATCAGCTGCTGGCAGTTCTCGCATTCGTAGGCCGCCGTTTCCGGCAGCCCGTTGCCGTCGGCATCCTTCTCCCACTTCATCTGCGTCCACCGCAGCACCTGGTAGTGGTCACAGTGCGGGCAGGGCACGAAATACCGCCGCTGATCCGACAGCTCAAACCACTTCTCGATTCGGCTAAACCCTTTCAGGGTTGGCGTGCTGATCAGCCCAATCTTTCGATTCCAAAAATACTCCGATCGCTTGATGCCCAGCTTGATCTGATCGCCCTCGGGCGTGCTGGCCGGATATCCGTCCACCTCATCGAACAGCACAATGCGCCGGCTGACGCGGCGAAACCCCCTGGCGCTGTTGGCCCCCACCATCTGCAGCGCGGCGCCGTTCTTGAACTGCTTTAGCAGGATGGTGTTACTGCCGTCTTTCTGTTTCGGGTCAACGATCAGCGGCTGCAATACAGGCGTATCGCGCAGCATCGGGGCAACCTCATCCTTGCTGTAGCCCTCGGCGTCCTCCACCGTTGGCTGCACGATCATCACCGGGCAGGGGTCCTGGTGCGTGTGGTAGCCGATCACATGGTTGAAGATCTTGGTGGCGCCCACCCGCGCCGATTTCTGCCAGACCACCATCTCCACGGTTGGATCGGTAAACGCATCCATCACCGCACGCTGATACGGCAACGAGTGCCAGCGGCCGGCCTCCGCCGAGCTCTCGGCGCTGAGCATGGCGTACTCATCGGCCCACTCGCTCAGCCTGAGTTTCCGTGGTGGCCGCCACATCGCCGCACCGGCCTGCAGCAGCGGCAGATCGATCGCGCTCACGGCTGCGCCTGCGCAGGGCAGCCGGCATCCTCCGCCAGCCCTTCCATCGCGTCCCTGATCAGGGCATCAATGATCTCCGCTTCCTCTGCGGTCAGGTGCGGGATGCGCTGGCGGCACGCCGTCCTGACGCCCAACAGCTTGGTCTTGGCGCTGTTGATCAGCTGGGCCCAAGTGTTCACCACGCTTTCACGCTCCACTAACTGGCCCTCTTTCTGCCGGCGCTCGATCTCCAGCAGCAGGCTCTTTTCGTATTCCGTCTTTGCTCGGCTTTCGTTGTAGTCCGGCACCTCGGCATTGGTGGTGCGCGGACGATCAGCTGGGCGATGCTGCTGTGGAGCGCGCTCAGCTGCTGAGACCAAAGCCGGCTTTGAGCGCCTGCTACGGGCGGCTACACGGCCGGCCTCCTTGCCACCGCCACCAGCGCGAGGCCTGACCTTGGCCGCGTACTCCTCGGTGAACGACGCCGCATCCTTGACGCCGATCGCCCTGCCATTTGGATCGCGCACCACGCAATCAGTCAATACCCCCCGTTTCACGAGGTCGCAGACCGCTTGCCGAGATTT